AGCTCGTTTGTACCCCTTATTCCTACCTTGGTACGTAGGGAGCGATCTTTATCCAACTGCGACCTATTTGAAGAAGAACCCTATCCCTGAGGGATGGGACATCCCTGAGTATGTGCAAAAGCATGCACAGAACGCCAAAGAGTTCGTTCAGAATAATCCCCTGCTGCTGAAGCACCTAGGTGCCGAGTGGGAGATGCCACTGGAGCAAATGTGGTACTATCACGTCAATAGAAAGGAACACGTAGCCAAAGGTACCCTGACAGACTGGTACAAGGAGCTTCCAAGCAACCCAGATGAGGCTTTTCAAGTTTCGGGCACTTCTATCTTGGATGCTGAGCTGATCGCGGAGTACCGAGATCAGTGTGCACAGCCTAAAGGTGCCTTCCTCTTAGAAGGTCCCGAGGTACCCACACAGCTACGTTTGGCACACCTAAATGTTCACCCTAGAACAGATTTACCACCAATTCCTTGCACTGCTGATTATAGGTTACGTGCTCTGGAGGTTAGGCGTTATCCGGTGGTCGATTTCGAGAATAAAATCTGGATATGGGAGTGGCCGGAGGCTAATGAAGAGTATGCAATCGGCGTGGACACAGGTGAGGGTGTCGGGGGTGATGCAACGGTTATTCAGGTTGTTAGGAAGGGCTCGCCTGAACGACACGCTGCCCAAGTAGCAGAATTTAGCTCCAACAAGGTTAACGCGTTTGAGGCGTGGCCTGTAGTGTGGGCGTTAGGGAATTTGTACACCGTTCCAGTAAATGGCGCTCTGAAGCACGCTAAGATCGTGGTAGAGTGTGAGAAGAACGGTGAAAGCATCAATATGGAGCTACGGAAGCGTGGTTGGCCCGGCTCTGGGTTCCATATACGCCACAGACCCGGTAGGAGACATATCAATCTGGCTATGGAGAAGCTCCTAGGCTGGAAAACGGACTCGCTCACTCGTCCGATCATGCTTGACTTCCTCCTAACTGCCCTCAAGGAGCGGTGGTTGGATCTCAATTCACCCCGTCTTATTGATGAGCTTGACTCGCTCTGGCTCAATGAGAAGCGGGGCGGGAGGATCGAGCATCGTCCCTCACACCACGATGATCGGGTCTTTGCCTTAGGAATCGCCCTTTACAGCATCCATTGGAATACGATCTATAGGAGCCCATCTCCGCTGTATGAGGAGCGTCAACGTATCGAGCGGGAACGCTCGCAATATCCCACCTATAAGGCTGGTTTGCAGGAAAATGACCCTTTGGGACCTAGAGATAGGCATATAAGGTGGTAGGGCTTGCTTTTTTGTGTTAAACGGAGTATAATTGTTGCAATGAGACGTGTTTACATCTATTGTAAGCCTTGTGAAAAAGTGGTTGAGAAGTGGGGCTGCGATCACCAATACACCAGCTCGGTTGGCCGCTCGGCGGCTCCACTCGCTGTTTACTTTGAGGGTCCAAATGGAGAGATCCAAACCCCCGGTCAAGCCACTGATCGCTTACCTAAGCGCTTAGAGAAGCTTGGCTACACAATCAAGACTATACAAGATAGTCACCAATATGGTCAAGTCATGAAGCGCTTGGACAAAGAGGCTAGAGCAAAGCATGAGCAGTATCAAGAGCGCCTACAAGCTCAGTTTGACGCTCGCCAGAAGGCACAACGTGAGGAGCTTCGTTCACAACTAACTACCCAATTTGGCAGGGATTTCGCGGAGGAGGCTATACGTGAAAGTGAGAGACAGCGCTACGCGCAGCAACGATATGAAGCCGGAAGTTACATTGAGGGCTACGAGTACGACGGAAGGCGGGACTAGGCAGATGGTGCGGAGAGAGCTTTTCCAGTATGCAATGGAACAAGTCAACTCTCAGCCCAGCTTAGCTTGTTTGCCCAGATCCGAACGAAGACGATTAGCTAGAACCATTTGTAAGGCTCCCTTCTAAAAATGGCCCTATACTCAAAAACATCTTACGCTACGACCTACGAGTTCCCACAGGCACAGAGCACTGAGAAAGAAAAGCTCGCCTGCATCCAGCAGTACGTGACTGAAGGGGAGAACTACATTCAAGGTCAGAGAGCGTATGCAGACATTGATAAGGCGATCGACATCCTAAATGGATGTGATGAGGACGATCGTCGTTATGACCAGCTCTCCAAAGTTCGTGTGAATCGATTAAAGAGGCAGATTAGAGAAGTAGTCGCTACCCTCTCGAACCTACGCCCGCTTTGGGGCTTTAAGAGCGACAACCCCCAGTTCGAGCATCAGACCGAGATCCTCAATAAGTTGGTGCTCTCTTGGTGGCACAATACCTTCGCCGATAGGAAGATAAGAGAAGCGCTACAGTATGCAGCAGTTCAAGGAACAGGCTATCTCAGCCCTGTGTGGCAGAAGGATTTTTGGTTTGCTGGTAGAGGGGACGTGGCATTGCATGCTTATGGACCCAAGGATGTTCTACCTATACAGATGGGTCGGGACCACGATCTTCAGAGAGCTTACGCGGTAATCATAAGGACGGAAACACCCATTAACCTAGCTAGGAAGATGTACCCCCTAGCAGGTGATCGCATCAGCGCCGACCGTGGCGCGCCCTTAGAGATGAAGAAGGGGCAAAAACGGGTTCAGAAGTTTGTCTCCCCAGCCCTCGTTCATGGACGAGGTAGGAATCAAGATTTAGAGGAAACTCCCTTCCCCATGGTGGATATTTACAATATCTACATCATGGATACGTGCTACAATGACACTGGCACTGATATGCTTATGGGGGAGCCCGGCGCGAACTGGTCATACCTAGTCCCCTACGTGGGTAAGAAGGTAGACACCGGAATGCTCGATGCCTTAGGAAGGCCAGTACAGCATGAAGTCACACCAGAAGAAGCCCTCCTCTATCCAAGACGTAGGCTCATTGTCGCCACCAACTACGGTGTGCTATATGATGGACCGAGTCCTTATTGGCACGGTCAAGTGCCTCTCGTACAGTTTCGCGTTGATGATTGGGCTTGGGATTTTCTTGGCTTCTCTCTTATACACGATGGTGCGACCATCCAGGAGTCGAACAACCAAATCTTCCGAGCAATCGACGACAGTGCGAACCTTAGACTCAGGCCACCCAAGATCTATGATAAGAACCTGATCAGCCAAACGTCGATAGACCTATTTGACACTCGTATGCCCGGCTCGTCCTTAGGGACAGATATGACCTTGGGTGATCCAGTTCGCTTCCTCTCAGAGAAAGGTCAATACGATGTCCCACAGTGGATCATCGAGCACCTAGCTGCACAAGAAGAGCGAATGTCTGATCTAATGGGCCTTAAGGACTTAACGTCCCTCGCTAAGGCTCGACAGACCCCAAGCTCCGATTCTATCGAGAAGCTCATGGAACTCGCGGGACCCCTTGTTACGGACATGAGCCGTAACATGGAGCGATCCATGCGGGAACTAGGAGATATGTTTAAGGCTTATGTTTTCCAATTCTACACCGCGCCTAGGCGCGTCCAGATTCTTGGCAAGGATGGTGTTACCGAGGAAGACTTCTACTATCGCCCAGGGACGCTTATTCCCAATTCACTCCCAGGAGAAGATCCTCTTAATCCTAAAAGCAGGGAACAAGACCGTGCCTTCTGGCACATGAACAACTTCCTGTTCCATGTTACCCCGAACTCGATGCACCAGATCACCCAGATGACCAAGAAGATGCTTTACTTGCAGCTCTGGCGTGATCAGAGATTCCCAATCTCCCCACAGACAGTGGCTGAGGCTCTTGACATACCAAACTGGGGTACCTTGGATGGAAACACAGAGTTCGATAAATGGATCAACTACATGCGGCAGTACAATGAGCTTCAGATTCAACTCATGACTGCACAGCAGGTCGCCGCTATGCAGCTCCAGATGGCTGGACAGATGGCTATGGCCGGAGGTATAGTAGGGGAGGCTGCGGCTGGAATGCAAGGTGGAGAGCTGCCAGGACAACAGACCGAGCAACCCAATGAGGGAAGGCCGCCCAGTGGCCAAAACCCACCCCAGATCCAGCAGAAAGATGGTGGTGAACGAACGACAGTAGCGGAAAGTAGGTAGTTATGAAGAAACAACTTAGTGCACTTCTGATTGCTATGGTGCTCGCCTTGGCGAGTTGCTCCTTCGGTGGACCCCGCCCAACGGTGGCACAGGCCCCTGCAGCGATGATGCAGACAGCAGACGTGCAGAGGGATGAGCCGATCAAAGATCTTGGTGATGGCTATCAGATGAAGGTGCGTGGAGAGGATCGCTTCGTGAAGTTTCCCTCCGATCGTTACCTTACGTTAGATCCTTCTACGGGGCCTCGATTCAAGGAGGCGATTGACACCGCTCTTGTGAAGATTTTCGGCTGTGCCGCGTTTGCGGACTGCAAGCCAGACACTGGAGTGGGACCTGATACTGGAGTTTATGTAGAGGCGAATAAGAAGCTGTATGAGCTTCGACCTCTGTTCCTCGCCTCTGAGGAAGAGGATACCATTATCGGTATTGTTATCATCCCCGTACCAGGGGCTTGACATTCTCTGTTGAACACGGTATAATGCTCAGTGTCGGATGGGTCACTCTTATGCCCTGCGGGTTGCTTGCAGCCCGAACCCTCCCGGAGTGGCCCTTCCTTCCATCATGCCGGGAAG